ACCACGGGTATCGCCTTGCCACTCGATAGCCTTAACGATATACACGCCGTCGGCGGCAAGCGCGGCAGGCTGTGTGACCGGTTGAGTGAAAGCGCCGTCGCGCGTAATGACCCCGTCGCGTTCCACTTCACGAAGCGGTCCCTTGCTTGCGCCGAGCGTCGATTCTTCATACGCGACGCGCTGTACTGACGCCTGATCGAGTTGCACCAGGCCGTTTAAACGAATGTTCGGGTTAATCAGGCATTGCACATCAACCCCGTCTTTCAGGGTCTGCTGTGCCGCGCCGATAAGACCGGTACGGCTGTTAAGCAGCACCGCCTCATGCACGTAGTTTGCCTCTGGCACCATCCGTAGTTGCCCGTCACTCAGTTGCCAGGAAGCGTCGCACTGCCCCGCTACGTTTTCCATGACCTGCCGCGCTGGTAACCACAGCGTACGGCCACGCGGAAACGTCATGCCAGGCATATCGCCTGTCGCTCCCGGCGATATGCCATACTGACTAAAACTCTGCGCCGCCAGTTGATGCACATCGCGGACGCGATATCCCGCCGCCAGCGTTTTTTCTACAGTGGCGTAGAGATACGCCTGATGACCGCTTACCGCCTGTATTTTCACCCAACTGTCGACCTGCGCCGTTTTGCCGGTCAGTGAAAACCGAATATCGCCAGCGAAAATCATTCCACTGCCTGGCGCGTCGTCGTGAGTCTGATAACCAGCAAAAAGCCTGATTTGACTGAATTCTTTGAGCAGGATCCGGTTGCGGGTATGCGGATGCAGATTGTAAATAGTGACGTTGGCGACAGACGTCGCCGCCGTCGCTTTACTGCTCACCATAAACTCCACTTTAAAATCGTTAAGCTGCAACCCGCGTCCTTCTTCCGTCAGCAGTTGAAGTTCAAAATAACGCATCCAGTTACAGGTCATAGTGGCTCCGTCAGTACATAGAGGCGACTGGTGATGCCCAGCGTATTTTCGCCGGGCGGCGCGCCGTCATCGCTCACGACACGCAGCGCAAAACCGAACGCCAGGTGGCTGTGCTGCGCCAGGAGATCGGCGCCCGGCAGCAGCGGCAGCCCGTTTAACCGCCGTTGTCCGGCGGTGTCCTCAATGTCCATAATCCAGGCGCCGTCACGCCAGATAAGCCGCAACTGGTATGTCGAACCGTTAAGGTCGATGGAAAAGTGCTGGTTATCAGGCGCAAGCGGAATTTCATAGTTCCCCATTTAGCCTCCTGTCGCCGCATTCAGGCGGCCAGCGCTGACCGGCACCGTCGATTTAACGCCGTTGTTGCTCACCCCTGTTGTAGAAACGCCTGTTTTCATTTGCGACTTTGTCGCTACCTGCACATTTTCCCGGTGCGAAATGATCACCTCGGTCAGGGTTAGCGTGCAGGAGAGGACATATTCGGTGGTGGCGTCGGTCGCTACATCAATACCGGTCAGCAGCATGTTCTGGTAGATGCGCTTGCCGGTGACGACATCCAGCAGCGCCGGTGGATCGAGCAGCTCCCGCAGCGCCTGGTAGATCTCCTGAGGGCTTTTGCCAGACTGGTGCCACGCCGTAGCGTCGCTGGCGAAATCCAGCAGCGCGCCGCCGCTGCCGAAGCCGCATTTCATGGTCAGCGTCGCGGGAGAGCGCCAGGCGTGATCGGCAATTGCCGCGCCGAACTCGACGGGGTGGGTGGTGACGTTAAGCGTGTCTTTATGGGTTTCCGAAATAACCACATCCGGAACCAGCACGCCAATACGCCGTTGATTGTTGCGAAGTAACGTTGAGAGAAAATCCATTAGCGCACCCCCGTTGACAGGGTCTGAACCAGGCGGCCGTTAACATCATTCATCTGACGGGCGACTTCTTCGCCGAGTCGGGCGGCGTCGCCTGTGCCGTAGACGTTGATATGCGTCGTCTGGTTAAGGTTGGCGCCCTCGCGCGTTACCGCGCCTGAGCCGTTGCCGGATGGAAGCGCCGCCCAGTCCATGAGTAGCGGAGAACCCATCGCCTGCTGCTTCTGCTCAAGGCCCCAGACGCCGAATGGCATCTCGTCTGGCCCCAGTTTGCCGGACAGCCAGCGCGAGGCCTCAAGCCCTTTATCCATCAGCGCGTAGACGGCTTTTTGCTGCAACTGCATCACCGGATGCTGAGCAAAGGCTACCGCCGCCTCCTGGAGCGATTCCCACGCGCCGGAAAAATCGCCCTGTGTCACTTTCGTGAGCGCATCCAGCAGCGATCCCAGCGTGCGAATACTGCTGCGCACGCCTTCAATGATCTGATCGAAAAGCCATTTCGCGTTGAATGTTGACGTGTCGATATTAAGAAACTGCATGAAGGCGGAAAACGCCTTCCCCAGCGCGGCGCCTAACGCCACGATTTTGTCGGTGAGGAACTGAAAATCCGTTTTCAGGCTGCCGATGCCTTTCAGCGCGTCCTGTATGCCCGGCGCCCATGTCGACCAGTCAATCAGACTGTCGCCGCCACTTTTCCATTTCTGATAGTCATCCCAGAGCAGCGCCAGCGCGCTGACGAGCCCAAGGATCATACCAAGTGGTGTGGCGAGAAAGCCTGCATTAAGTACACGCCACGCCGTCAGCAACCCGCCGAGCACGCTTATCACAATCTGGCTTTGTGAATCGAGTTGACCCCAGAGGGTGATAATGCCGCCCACCGCGTCCAGCACATTACCGACGATGGTAATGAGCTTATCCAGCGCGATAACGATCCCATCGACCGCCTTGCCCGTCACCGTCATGATTTGCGGCAGGTTATCCATCACTTTGCCGAGCAGTTTTTCAAGCGGCCCGGCAAGACCTGCCGCGAGATCTCCGCCGATCTTTTGGGTCACGATATTCTGCACGGTTGTCAGGCCATTAGCCGCCGTCATATAGCGGTGTCCGGCCGGGGCAGAGGCACCTGCGTCGAACCCCACCTGCGAAGCCATTTTGCGATAATCCTGCAGATAGCCGCTTAGCCCCTGTCGCATGGCGTTCAACGTGTCGTTGTCGATACCCAGCGCTTTTGAAAGCTTTTGCGCCTTATCCAGCGGTAGCGCGGCCAGCTTCTGGCTGAGCGCGTCGAAAACCTCTACGGTATCGCGCAAATTGCCCTGCGCGTCGCGCGCGTTAATACCGAGTGAACCCAACAACCCACCCGCCCCGGTTGCGTTTTGTATCAGTTTGCCGACGTTTTCGAGCGATGCCTGGACATTTCCGGCATCCACGCCTGTCTGCTGAAACGCATAGCCCAGCGCGCTTATTCCTTCAGCGGAGGCGCCGCTGCGCTGGCTGGCGCGCCAGAGCTCATCAAGCCCCCGCGCCGTCTGTGTCGTAAAAGTCAGTACGTCCGCGATGGCGGGCGCGACGGCGAGGCTTAACCTGCGCATGCCCGCCGCCACGTCCGTCGCTACCTGACCCATGTTTCGCAGGCCCGTCTCATCAAGGCGGGCAGCGACATCGGGGTTGGCGTGCGCCAGTTCTGTGGCCATTAGTTTTCCCTCCAGCGTTCGAGGCGCGCCTGGTTATCCGCTTTCAAATCCAGCCAGTCGTTCATCAGCGCGATATCGCACAAATCCACCGCACCGGATTTCAGATCGCTCCAGGCGATTCGGAAGGCCTCCGCCGGGCGGAGAATGAATTCCTCCCCGCCCGGCAAGGTATCCAGCGTTACGCCGCAGCTGCCCCGGGCGTCGGCGCGCCGGGGAGTTCTTGCAAAAAATTTCCCAGCGAATCGGCCACCACCCGGGCCGCCAGTTGCAGCAGCGTCATCAGGCAAATATCGTCAAACGCCAGCTCACCCTGTCGGAATACTGGTACCCAGGCTTTCATATGGTCGCGCGACACCGCTGCGAGACAGGGATGAAGTATGGCGTTGCAGTCCTCATCACTCAGCGCGCTGACGGCTTCGGCTATCTTCGGCAGTAGCGCGGTAAACGGCGCGCCTTCGCCGGCAGCCGATGACTGGACGTCGCGAAAATCCGCCGCCATGCCAGCGAGCACCGGGAGCATCTTACGGGAGACTTTCAACTGGTCGAAAACGCTGAGCTTAGCGATACGGTAGTTCGCACCTTTAATCGTGATTTCCATGGCTTAAAACTCCCCCAGCACCTGATCGATTTTGCCGCAGTCAAATTTCCATTCGACCACGCCCGCGTCTTTGGCATTCGCATACTCCGGCATCTGCTGAAAGGCGACAGAACGCGCGGTGGTAATATCACCGGAAGCGGCATTACGAATAACAATGACGTTGTTGCCCCAGAGCGTTGAGGATTGCGTCTGTGCGTTATACGCCAGCGACAGCTTTTTATTGGCAGGCGACGTTTTCAGCAGTTTGATGCTAATCGTGCCGCTTTTACCTGGGCGCAGGCTGTGCATGACCTCGCCATCGGCGCCTTCAGTCATGGTGTTTT